TAACTTATCCATCTTCCTGAGACCATGTTCCTTAGTCTCTATCTTAAGTTCACTACAGAACTTGTAAAACTGAGCCAGATTAAATGACATGAAATTTTCTTGGGGGGGAGAACGGTTGGGTGCACGCACACACGGGGGTCATGTCCCACCTCATGGCGCCACGGGATTGAGCGGATGGTAGCACGGTGTCGGGTTGGCGTCCCAGCCCATGCCGGGAACAGCGTAGAGCGTAGGCGTGGAGCGGCAGGCAGGGTAGAGCGTAGAGCAGGGAAGCAGAGCAGAGCAGGGGACCAAAGGGGACCAGGACTAGTGACGGGGAGAATGTGGCACGCACCACGCCAATACCCCAACCTGGGATCGGACTAGATCTATAGACCACTACCCTACTTACCTATATACATATATAGGACACTGTACAGTAGGGACAGGTAGAGTACTGTACATCTATACATTAGGGAAAGTACCTAGAAAAAAAAAGAACACAAGATGATTATATTGTGAGAGAATGTTCTCACTGGATCAGATAGATCTAGATTATCTTATATAGAGGTACACAATGAACGGTTACGAAAAAATCACTGAGTCAATCATTGCTGAACTTGAGAACGGCGCGGCGCCGTGGGTCAAACCTTGGCGAGCAGATAGCACGGCAGCAAAGAACATTGTCTCCGGTAAGGCCTACCAAGGGATCAATCGGCTAGTGCTTGGCATGGGTTCAATGATGCCTGGATACACACCTTACTGGGCGAGCTACAAACAGTGGGCAGAGCGTGGTGCTCAGGTTCGCAAAGGTGAAAAGGGCACTCAGATTGTGTTCTTCTCGCCGGTTACAAAAGAGCAGGCAAACGCAGCAGGGGAGCTAGAAGAAAAACAGTTCGCCGTCTTGCGTCTCTACACTGTTTTCAACTCTGCTCAGTGTGAAAACGCTGAGGTTCCAGTTGCTACCGTTTCGGGATCGTTTGATCCTATCCAGGCAGCAGAGCAGCGCATTGTGAAAACCGGGGCAATCATCCGACACGGTGGTGATGCTGCTTTCTACTCTCCTGCTCATGACTCTATCCAGATGCCACACAAGGTATCTTTCGACTCACCTGCTAGCTACTATTGCACGGCATTTCATGAGCTGGGACACTGGACGGGAGCTAAACATCGTCTTGAGCGTGAGTTCGGCGGTAAGTTCGGTAACCCTGCTTACGCTTTCGAGGAACTTGTCGCAGAACTGACAGCAGCGTTTTTGTGTCAGGAGCACGGCATAGCAGGCGAGTTGCGCCACGCTGGATACATTGGTAGCTGGTTGAAAGCCTGCCGTGATGATGCAAAGGCGATCTTTAAGGCGGCAGCATTGGCACAGAAAGCAGCAGATTACATCCTGAATCTTGACGCTGAGTTGGCTATCGCGGCATAACTAACACTTGACGGGGGGATAATCTCCCCCTATTATCTGGACTCAACCAGTGAAACATTACCTCGAAATGTTGTTTTGGATCTTGCTGGTTGCGGTCTACTGCATCTTAATTGATCTTATCTGGAGCATATTGTGAACAAAAGATTTCCATCTTACGGCACGGCAGAGATTGCCGCGAAGTGGGGCTGTCACTCCTGCTGTACTCCACTTGATCCCAACGGATTTGGCGATTCTGGCTATCCGGAAGGTTCGGGGAGGTTCGCAGCCAAATGCTCGCGCTGTCAGTCTTGGACATTCGTTGACCTATCCAAATCTGTAGCAGCCTTAAACAAGCTGAGCATCTATGCAACCTAGCGCCGAAGAAATCCTCGATATGCTGCTAGATGGCGATCCAGTTGTCTGGCACATATCGCGGGAGGGTAACGATATCCGCGTGATCGCCACCATGCCCGACGGAACATCGAGACCTATAGCAGTCCCCATAGCAGCCCCTACAATCGATTCTGATTCGTGCGTGTAGGGTAGCCTCACCTGAACCCTTTTCGCCTCACCTAGAGGCTTCTATCGCCCTTTACGGGGCATCACATCGGAGAGCGTATGTACTACGAAGAAATCCAAGCAAAGATCGAGGAGCTGAAAGCCCAGGCCGAGATCGTCAAGCGTGAAGAGAAAGAGCAGGCCATCGGTATGGCCCGGACGATGATCAGTGCCTACGGGATCACTGCTCGTGACCTGGGACTCGATAAGTCTCCCAAGACCAAAACCGGACCTAAGCCTGGGAACAAAGTAGCGGCCAAGTACAGAGACCCAGACAGTGGCGCAACATGGTCCGGTAGGGGTAAAACCCCGCGTTGGATCAATGGTGCTGATAGGTCCCAGTACGCTATCTAACCCGCATGGTTACTAGGTTCCGGGTCCGTGTGATCCGGAATCTAGGCCCGTAAAATCAGGAATCTTATATTATGAATCCCAATATTATATTGCAAGCATTGTTAGTATCAACATTCTCGGCAGGCATCGTTGGTGCAGCCGTAGGTGACCGCATTTTGTGCGCTATCGGCCTACTGACAGCATTCGGATGTGCGATCTTACTCATGTCGAGGGACGAGGAATGAAAAAGAAACAGACCCCCTATGTCACACCCGAAGTGACCCCCGATGACCGGGGAAGTACCGGGGAAGTACCGGGGAAGTTGAAGCCGGTAGGCAAGTTTGCCCAATTCACGGATGGAATCTGGCGTGAAGTGACTGATGGATCACCCGGAGTCTTTCTTTATCAAAGAGAAGAGAAATGAATGACTATCAATTGATGCAGATATGGCGTGGTATTAAATACCCACAGAAGGAAGTAGAGCAGAGAGTATTAGAGTTTGGCAGACAGGTGATGCACGAGTCATCCGATCACTACTACCAGCTTGGGAGGCAAGAAGCCTTCCATGCGATGAAGCCGGTACTATTGAAAGCATTGAGTGCCCTAGACTCTGCTCACTACATTCTGATGATCCAGCCGGTGACCCCACGGGAAGAAGCACTGGCAGTAGATGACGCTATCAAGCACCTGAGTTCGATCTTGGAGGTTCTATGACCCCTGATTGTTTCCCCAGCAGACTGGAATATCTCGACTGGGTACACACTGCCAGGATGCACCCGCCAGCCCCAGGACACGAGTATTGCGAAGACTGCACGTTTGAATATCAGAGTGAAATGATTCGGCAAGGTAGATGTCAGTACCCTGGGACTACCTTCAAACAGTGGGGAGAGGGTCGAGATCTCGCCATAGTTGGACGCAGGCCACACCATGTGGTGTCCAAGATGAAACAGATTGCAATTTATGGGTTAGGATAGAGTTTGTTCGTTGTGTTCTCCTCTCTGCCACCTAGGCAGTTCTACCCAGTCCTTGCACTGGGTTTTTTTTTGTGTTAGGGTTTACCCGTTGTGGTCGTACGCAACTAGAAGACTCCTTACTCATGCGTCGCCTCTAACGAGGGTACGACCGGCGCAGCAGTAAGGGGTTTTTTTTTGCAGACCAGGACCGCACTCCTCGCGCAGAAGTGGGCCTAGATGGGCCGCAGGGAAGAGAACATAGGCTGGGGAGTACCACCCCCTGCAAGCCTCGCAGCGTTCCAGAGCGACTGCACAAGCACTAGCCCTCCTGGGTGGTCTCAGGTCTAGTGTGATTGAATCTGGCGTCAAGCGAGCACTGGCAGGAATCCCAAGAGTGACCCTGCGGGTGGGGTGGTTGGTCATACCACCTTGGAGGTTCTTTTGTCTGAAATCTTATCTATAGAGGTCGTATGAGAGTTCTAGTTGCCTGTGAATACTCTGGTGTAGTGCGTGATGCTTTCACTGAGAGAGGTCACTCAGCCGTGTCCTGTGATCTTCTCGACACAGAGAAATCCGGACTTCACTACAAGGGTGATGTAACCAACATTCTTAACGATGGATGGGATCTGATGATCTGTCATCCACCCTGTACTCACCTCGCAGTCTCTGGTGCCAGGTGGTTCAAGGAGAAGCAGGCAGAACAGAAGGAGGCTCTGGAGTTTGTAGAGCTGCTGCTCAATGCTCCTATCCCTAAGATCTGTCTTGAGAACCCTATCTCGATTATCAGCAGCAGGATCAGGAAGCCTGACCAGATCATCCAGCCGTGGCAGTACGGTCACGGTGAGACCAAAGCAACCTGCCTGTGGTTGAAGAACCTACCCTTACTCAAACCTACCAACATTGTAGGAGGAAGAGAGGCGCGGGTTCACAAAATGCCTCCTAGCCCCAACCGTTGGAAGGAGAGATCCAGAACCTTCCAAGGCATCGCTGATGCTTTTGCTCAACAGTGGGGTTGACACTCCTTTTTTTTTCTGTTCTAGTCGTGTCTCTCGTATCTTATATCTATAGGTGATCTATGAAACTCTGCATTCACTGCAAACATCTCCTGCCCCGCGATGGGGACCCGGACTTCACGCTCGCCAAGTGCGCTGCATTTTTCAACATTCATCCCGTCTCTGGCGCGAAGATGTACTCCTATGCCTTCAACCAAAGAATGTTCCTAGTCAACACGGGTGAAGGAAAGTGTGGAGAAGCTGCTGTTTTCTGGGAAGCCAAAGAGGTACACAACGATGAGTGACTTCAGCCCAGAGATCCGCAACAGTGCTTGGTGGTCAGGTGATAGCCGTATGGCCGCTAATGGCCGTGCAGCAGAAGCTATCCTCGTTAAGCAGGGCAAGATCATTCCTGAAGACATCTCCGATAAGGAGAACGTCAAGATGGGTCATGTCATGCAACCAGTCATTGGTCGACTGGTGCAGGAGCGTCTGCAAGTGGAGCTGAAGGACGCTGACTATGCAATGTCACATCCGAAAGAACCTTGGTTGAGAAGTCACTTTGACTTTATTGCTGCTGATGGTTCTTTCTTGGTTGAGGCTAAGAACTACAACGGCAGTCAGCGCAAGAAGTTCGACGAGTCTGGGATCATGCCTGACGCTGATCGTATCCAGTGTATCCACGAGGCTACCGTTCACGGGATCAGCAAGGTCTATCTGGCTGTCCTGCTGGGAGGCCAGGAGCTGCAAGTTATCCCGGTAGATGTCACTCCTGACATGATGCTCGACCATGTTAAGTGGGCAGCTAAGTGGTGGAGTTATGTTGCCAGCAACACTGAACCTGAACCTGAAACTATCGAGCAGGCCAGACTTCTGTTCCCAACGTCAGAGGCTTCTGTAGCTACTGCTAATGCTGAACTTGAATCTATCCTTGCTAGGCTCTTTAGCCTCACAGAACAGCGTAAGAGCATTGAGGACGCAGAGGAGCAGCACAAGCTCGCAGTGATGCGGTTCATGCGCGACAGGGACGTTCTGACCTCTGTTGATGGTAGTGTTCTGGCAACTTGGAAGTCTGCTAAAGGCAGCAGGAAGTTTGATGCCACTGCTTTCAAGGAAGCCTATCCTCAGATGTACGATCAGTTTGTCCGGGAGGTTCCCGGATCTAGAAGGTTCCTTATCAAATGAATGAAGAGTCGGTCAATGACGATGATGTGTGGCA